GTGGACTTGGACGCGGGCACGCTTAGCGCGATCCCCAATGTTGGCAGCCCAACCGGCACATCATCCTCCATTACGGCGCTTGGCGGCGGTCTGTACGAAGTCTCAGTATCCATAAACCACGCGGGCGCTGGCCAAACTGGACAGTGCATTATCGCCACCTCAGACTCCGCGACCCCAACTTATGTGAACGGTTTGCCGTCTTTCACCGGAAACGCCGCCGAGGGCGTTTATTTCGCCCTATCGCGGGTGGAAATGGTGACTTTTTCTTTCATCCCTACGGACGTGCGCGGGAAATTCTGCGGGGTGGACCCCATCGCGGGGACCGTGCAGCTTGCGCTTCGTGGTGCAAATAGTTCGGGCTTTAAGCCGCCTTCTGGCTGCAAGGTTCGTATTCCAAACATCTTCTTATCTACCACTACGGCAGCCGATAGCGCTGCGCCAATGCTGATCTCGTCCAATACGCGATATTACATCAACGCCGGTACTACTGGTGTGCCTATTATCAATGGAGCCGTATTGAACTGGTTCAACACTGGCACAGCGGTTTTTTCAAATTCCTGTACCACACAGGCAATTTCGTCAAGCACAGCAACTTTGATAACAAATTGCTGCGTTGGTATTGGGCTTTCATTTAGCGGTGGTAACGCGCTCGGCATCTCAAGCGGCTTTAGCGGCAGCATCACAGATAGCCGGTTTGTGCGGCGGCAAAACTCGGTCCTCGGCGTCACTACAAGCACGAATATAGAGTGGAAACGCTGCCGGTTTGATGTCATCGCAAATTACTTTGGGATTTCTCAAAGAACAAACGCATCTCAGATAACTACGGCAAGCTTGGGTGTTTCAAATTTTATTTTTGAAGACTGCGAATCTGTGGGCGGTCTTATTAATATACCGGCTGGCAGTTCCAATGGCGCATTCAAAAACCTGAAATACGCAGACGTAATGACGGGCAGCACTCCAGCGCTGGGCAGTTCCGCGATTAACGCGCAAGGGACAAATATATCGCTTGATGGATTTTCCGCGTTTGGCAACCTGCCGAATGTTCATCCATACTCCGCTATTGTTACTGTTGCCGGGTATTATTTTGGGCTTTCAATTTCTAATATCGGCACTCCGACCGCGCCTTATGATTGTGGTTCTGCTAATCCCATGGGGCTCATTCTAAATGGCGGCTCCGGTTCTAGCACCACGCTTCGCCGCATTTACACGACCAATAACCGGACGGGCGTGGTGGCGTTTACGACCAGCGCTCCTTTGTTTCAGGTGTTCGATGTATGGGGCACGGGTTCTCAATTTCTAGACCTGAGTGGCCCGTCTATCACCGGCAGAGGCGGGCGTTATTCAAATCTCAGAAGGGGCTTTTCAGCCTGTAATGGCACCCATTGGGATGACGCGTATAATTCCACCACGACCGGGCGGATCACGGTCATGGCAAACGAACCGACGGCGGCTTCCGCAAGCCAGTTTTCGGCCACCTTTGGGATCGGCTCCGGTTATACCGGCTCGGGCAGCATTGTTCTTTCGAAGCTGACGGATGAAGCAGTCTGGTCCTCGCCCTATCGCTTCTACGGTCACACCGCTTTCGGTGGCGGCGGATCATGCGGCGGGACAGATGTTCAGAACCTGATCTGGGAATACAAGATCGACACGGGCGGCGGGTTCGGCGCGTCTTGGGAGTTCCTTGCAAACACGGTTCGCACCAATGGCAACCCTGCGGATGGTGCTACCACGGTAACGATGAACTCTAGTGACCGCGCCGCATTGGCACGCCAGCCGCAGATTGGTGATTTCATCCAGCACAGCACCTTCCGCTTGCCGCAGAATACGACAATCACGAACATTGTCGGGGACGTGATTACCGTTTCAAATCCGTTTGTTTCTTCTATCCTTGGCGCGACCGGCACGATCAGCTTTTCGCCAGTGAGCGTCGCGGTAAGCCCGACCAATGGCTACCTTCTGCAAATCCGGTGCCGCGCGACTGTGGCGGCGGCGGGCACGCTCACAAATGGATTTTCGGCAGGCATACAGACTAACGCGACGGATCAGCAGATACCGCATCCGTTGCCGGGGTCTCTGGTCAACATCACCAACCTTGTTCCGCAGACGCGGGTAAAGGTGACGCGGGTCGATACGGGTGCCTTGCTGCAACAGGCCAACTGCGGCGCGGGCACCTCGCTTGCCTTCGACTTTCAATACACCGGCGCTGTCCGCATCGAGGCAAGGAATGCCAGCGGCACTCCAGCCTACAAGCCTTGGGTCACGCAGGCGACTATCTCACCAACGGCGACCACAAATGTTGTTGCTTTACAAGAATCAGACCAATAAGGAAATAAAATATGCCGATTGAAACCGACTTCACAATTTCCGCGACAGGCGATGTTCGTCGTCAAGGTGGGGCTAGCACTGCCGTTTATACTGTCCTGGAGCTACACCAATGGCTACAAGACTTGGCCGACGATGCAGCGGCATCCGGTAACGACTTGCTCGACATCCTTGCCCCTAACCCTTCGAAGCTGGACGGTCCGAGAGATGTGGCTGTTGCTTCTCGATTGAACTTGCTGACAGATGGATCAGTGGCATTCAACCTAGATGACACAGCAGCGCAGTTCATCAACTTTGGGTCTATCAAGCAGCAAGCAGCGGCAGTCCAGTACTCGGGGCTAAAAACAATCGGTGGCATCGTTGCGGCGAGCCCGATTTATGTGGTACAAAGTGGATCAAAATTGACGAAATTTTGGTCTGATGGTCACGTACAGATTTTGGTAAAAGTTCGGACTGGTGGAGCTTTTATCGACTCAGGAAACGTGACAGCATTCAGCCGCAAATGGGGCCAGTCTTACTCACACTTCGATGTAAACCTCTCGGCTGGGGGGGAGAGCAACGCGGCTCTTTCAACAGCTTTGGACCCGAACGTAGTTCTATCGGAGGCTAGTGCGGCGGCATTGTCCAGCAAGGTCACCGTGACGTTTGGGGATACGACCCAAGACTTGGGGAATGGTAACGGTGCCAAGCTGTACAAGGGCACTATTGCCCTGACTAGCAGTTGTACCTTGCAGGAAGCCTACCAGTATCTGCAATACCTCACACGGGAGAATAGTGCGGCTACGCTGAACAGCATCCCTGGATGGCGTTACCGCGTTCTGAACTCGGCCTACACAGAAATACCCTCGGCCCCTTTTGGGACCTTTGCAGGGGGTACATTCTTTGCTGCCCAAGGATGGTATCTGACAGGCGTCTTACCAGCCGAATCTACAAGATATCAACTCATTGCGCATGATGGCACCAGTCAAGTTCCGCCCACGTTGATTGGAATCACTCTGGGGAATCTGGTGGCGGGAGATCGTATTCTGGCTGCCAGGGAAAACGGCTCCGGTGGGATCCTCAAAGACGAATACACTCCAGTCGCAGCATCCAGCGGTGCAACCTCCATCCAAGTGGTTGAGTCAATTAAGACCGACACGCCATCGTCTGGAGTGATACGCATCAAGAATCTGCGATACACCTACACCTCTTTCAATGCAGGAACGAAAACATTCTCTGGGTTGTCGCCTGGGCTTGCAAGCAACATCGTAACGGCAGACGATGTGTTTGTTCCTTACCTTGACAGAGTGGCCGGAAGTGCCTCGGAGTCGGTAACATTTATCTACAGCAGTAACTTCACGGCTCGGGTCGATGTGCGTAACGGTTCCGGCGGAAGCCCTATCATTCCTTTCAACACTTTGTTGTCGGTTACCAGTGCAGGAGCTTCTGTAAACGCTTCAAGAAATAGTGATGTGTAATGGCTTTTTACATAGCGCCTTTTACCTTCGATTTCGATACGTCATTCATTGATGTTGATTCGGGCTATGTAGATGTTGACTGTTCTGGGTTGTATACCGCGTGCAAGTTAGCGCAAGCCTCAACAGAAGGAATCGTTTATGCCAGAATTGCCTCCGGTTCCGGACTCAACACCCTTGGGGTTGGTGTCCAAGTGGGTCTCACCGTCGAACTTCTGGGGTCTTGGCAACTTCGTTTCCCAAGTGGAAACTATGTCGCCAGAGTCGCAGGAGGAAATCTCGTCGGTGGACCAGGAGGAGACCCAATCGCCTACACGGCGGGAGTCCAAACCCTCCTGATTCAATCGGCAGCTTCTACGGTTGTCACTACCGGTGGGGGTGGGAGCGATCCGTGGGCGACCGCAATTCCTGGTTCCTACAATCCAGGTTCGGCTGGGCACTTGCTAAACCAGTTGGCTTTGAAAGATCCCAACATTGCCTTGCAGCTATCGGAAGTCTGGAAGCGTCTTGGTCTGGACATTGCAAATCCACTGGTTAATACCAACACGGAAATTACGGCAGGCGCGGGCTTGCAGATTGCTGTTAATACTAACACCACTCAGACCGTCTTGACGAGGCAGTGATGCTGTTCCATGTCAATGCTGCCTATCTTGGTTTGCAGCCGGCAGCGTTGCCAATCAATTATGCGTTTTTAGGCTTACGTTCCGAGTCCGAAAGTCCAGTCATCCCTTTGCCTCCAGTAGTGACAACCTATGTTGGCAGGGGTGGTGGAATGGAGCTACGCAAGCCGACCCGATCAGCCAGTGAAGAAGAAGAAGAGTTGGTTTTGCTTTTTGCCTTTGGGGTGTACTGATGGACAACGAGAACAGGATGCAGATTGAGGGCGACTTGCAGGCCAGGATCGAGCTTGGGCTGAGCAGTGAGCCAGAGACGGTGAGGGAGTTCCGCAAGACGACAGCCCGGTGGCAGAAGCCTTTGGAAGATCAGTACGAGCTTGCCATGGTGATGCTACTGATTCAGTTTGCTGAGCAGTACCAAGACTCTCCTTTAGGTGAAGAGTTGGCCAAAAGAAATTCAGAGCTTGATAGGCTGATTCGAAGGCGAGCTCAGGTCCTTGCCAACAGGCAAATGAAGAAGCTTGACAGGAGGCTTCAGAAGACGAATCGAAGGATTGTGAAAGAGGAAGAAGAGCAAAGCTTGGAGGATGACAGCATCCTGGCAAGCAGGCTCTGGGGGAAAAACCGCGCTGAGGCCATTGCTATCACAGAGACAACAACGGCCATTAATATCGGTGAGCATGAGGCTGTCCAGATAGCCAAGCAGCAATTTGGAATGGATGCCTATGCTGTGTGGTTCACTGCTGAGGATGAAAGGGTGTGTCCTCGCTGTTTGCCTTTCCATGGGACCAAGGAAGATGTCTGGGGCGATGAGTTCCCCTACGGCGGACCGGTCCATGTTCGCTGCCGATGCAGCCTGGTGTGGTACGTGAAATAGTTTTGCTCGTCGTCGGCTGGGTGGTCAATATCCAGCAAGAATCTGACGCATGGGGGAAAACATGCAAAGATTTCATGAGAGCGTGACAGGCTACGCAAAAGTTGACCGCGAGGGCGGCGTGATACGAGACGTCCGTGTCATCAAGACAACTTCAAAAAACAAGCGTCGCTACCTGGAGCAAGCTCTTAGGTCTGGGATCCCATTGTACGAAGGAGTCACCATTGGCATTGACCATGTGAAGCCAACGGCAGGGAATCCCAATCCTGAAAGAGCATTCAGCACATTTTGGGGCAAGCTTCAAAATGTCCGTTGGCATGAGGACGGACTGATTGGTGACCTCCACTATCTCAAGTCGCATCCCATGACTGAGCACATCCTTGAGGCAGCCGAGCGCTTCCCAGAGAACTTTGGCTTGTCCCACGATGCCGATGGCGATTCAACCATTGCTGCCGATGGCTGGCGAGAGATTCGTGAGATTACAAAAGTCTACTCTGTGGACTTAGTCACCAACCCAGGCAGCACGACAGGCCTTTTTGAGTCTCTGGGCAAAAAAGGCAAGACACGACGAGACAAGCGTCGCGAGAAGCGAAGCAATGCAAACAAGCAGCCACTGGTTGTCAGTGGCTCATTCCAAGAAGGTTTTATTTTGGGTGGTCAAGCAATGTCTACAGTTATCGATAAGTCAGATACGAAGCGTTTGTTCGAAGAGTACATGGCTGAAGAAATGATGGGTGCCGACTCGATGGCCAGCTCCATGGATGTCGAGATGGGCAAAGAGGATGTCGGCCTTGAGGAGGCCTTTAAGGCTGAGGCAATGAAGGTCTTGGAAGATACAGCGATGGATTCAGCTGCAAAGCTTGCCAAGCTCAAGGCTATCTTCAAAGCAAAAGATCAAGTGATGGCAACCCTTGGCGGCGATATGGCAAAGCCAAAATCCGACAGCAAGACCGAATCGGTTGAAGCTGCGATAGACGACGAGGACAAGGAAGAGGAGGACGATGAGGAAATGATGAAAGAATCAATGCAAAAGCAACTCGGAGATCTTCAGGAGGAAAACCGACAGCTAAGGGCCAGCTTGGAACTTGAGCAAGGCAAGATTGTCTGCAAGAAGTTACTTGAGGCAGCCGGCTGTGAGGCTACCGATGTGCGAATCAATGCCTTATTGCGAACACCTGAAAAGGAACGCAAGGCTTTGTTGGAATCATTCTCCTCCAAGCAAGCGCGCCAGAAGCCTGCAAGCAGTCCTTCTGCTTTGCTGGAATCGGCAGGCCGGGGAGTGATGGAATATCCCAAAGACATCCAGGACTTCAAATCCGTCCTTCGATAAGTGTACATGCTTGCCAGTGTGGCAAGTTTGAAATCGGTTTTTAGTGCTTACTCGGCAAAGAGGATAAAATGCGAGGCTTAGAAATTTCAGGTGCGATCCTTCGAATGACTCAGGCAGTTGAGTTGATGGATCACTTTACCAACAGAGACACAAGTCGTTTCGTGGTTACGGCCACTGACGCTGGAACAGCTACAGTAGGCGATGCAGCCAATGGGATCATGGTCGTTGCAGCATCGGACGGAACTCCAGTTGACAATGATGAGACCTATGTCGCAACTCCAGAGATTCTTCGGATCGCTGCCGGCCGGCCCTACTACCTGGCTTGCTTGCTCCAATTCACAGAAGTTTCCACCAACGCGGCCAACGTCTTCTTTGGTTCTATGGATGCAGTGGCAGCCAATGCGATTGTGGACAACGGCGCGGGCTTGAAGACATCGTTCTCGGGAGCGGCATTCTTCAAGGTAGATGGTTCTCGGAACTGGAGAGTCATCTACTCTGACGGTTCGACACAAACGATTGCTGAGTTGAACGCAACGACGTCGCTTCGCAAGCAGGATGAATTGTCGGGAATTGCAGCCTACCAGTTGCTTGAAATCGATGTGATTCCAAAGACCACAACACTGTGCGATGTGATTTTCAGAATCGATGGATCGACTGTATTCAAGATGCTTGATCGAACCTTTGCCAATGCGACCGATGCAAGCGTTGCAGTCGGAGTCAAGGGTGGTAGCGCTCTGGCTCAAACTTTGAATGTCGATGCGATTGCTGCCGTTCAGCGGCGGTAATCTTTTGTAGTGCTTTCTAGTACTGTTGTTGTTTTTTCATTTCAGGATTTAAGTCAGGAGATTCACTGTGGACCAT